TTTTAGTTGTTATATTATATGAAGGCAAAGAATTTGACGATACATAAATGAAATCGTTATTTTCTACATAAGTATTTTGAACGTCTGATAATATTTTTGAATATGTTAAAGGTATGTTAGAACTAGATGCGTACTTATAATTTCTTCTTATACTTAATTTTTGATTAAGAGGAGAATTTTGTATTTCAGTATCTAATTGGACAATATTACTATTAATATTTTGGACTAAAACATTTTCTAATATAATATCTTCAGAATTTTGCTTTAAAATATCTACATAATCCCCATTTTTTAAGCTACTTTTATCTGGAGATTCATATAAGACTATTTGCGAGCTTCCATTAGAATACGACTGGATTTCGTATCTAGATTTAACGTTGTAAACCCAAGAATTAAAAAGTTTTTGTTTAAAAGATCTTTCAGATAAGGGGTTTAATATTTTATCCCCATAATTTTTTACACTAATTGTTTCACCTTCTCTAAAAAGATTTAAATTATCTACTTTTGAGATATTAGATAATGATCCAGTAACTATAAATTCAATTTTTTTATTGATATCTCCATTTTCATAACCATAAATTACATCAGAATTAAAATATAAATCTGAAGAACATGGAATACTTGAAGTTATTCCAGTGCATCCAAAAAATTGAGTTAAATTTTTATTAGTATATGATATTTGTTGAGAATTTGATATAAAAGTTCCTGTTTTACCAAATCCAACAGTAGAGTCGACATTTATAATTGAAGATCCTACAGAAACAGTTTCAGTTATTTTTGTTTTTGGGGTAATTTTGAAGTTTCCATCCGTTAAATCAGAATCATCATACCCATAAAATAGTTCTATTCTGTAGAGAGCTTTATTATTTCTTGTTAAAATATCAACTCTGGAGACTGGACCAGAATATAGTTGATTATTTGATCTTATTTCTTGTCCAATTAAATTTTCAGGGTTACAATTTTTAGTTATTAAATCTGCTATTACAATTTTTCTTCTTAAATACTCTGAAGATGATGGTTTAAGAACAAAATCTTCTGTATTTAAAACCTTTACTTCTTCTCCATACAAAACTCTAAAAAGTATTTTTATGGATTCTTCAGTGCCTTTAGATTTATAAAAAGATTTAATTTGAGAAATAAAATTATCTACGTTTAAATCTGGAGTAAATTTTATATCTTCAAATCCAGGCGCGAAGAGATATTTTAATCTTTTATAAAAATTTTGTAAAAATAATGCGCTTAAATTTACGACAGTAGAATTATTTTTATGCGATGCTGCAATTGAAGTTGAAAAAATTAATTCTCCTGGATTTAAAGGATCGTCAAAAGAAGTAATTCCACAAAATCCACGGATACAACCAGTAAATTTATTTCCTTCAATTTTTTTATAAGTAATAATCTCATCATCTATTTTTAATAACCCATATTCATCAGGAAATCCTTTTGTTGAGGACACGGTAATTTCCGAAGATGAAGCAGTAATATTTGAGGAAAGAGTAGTTTTCCCCGAAATAACTTCCGGTGTTATTGACTGAAATCTTAAATATTGATCTAAATTTTCTGCAATATCTACAGGACCGCCAGGGTACTCCTGAGATTTATAATAATCTTTAAGAAATTCAGAAAACTTTGGATTTTCATCTAAAAAGAATTCTGGTATCTGATTGTCAATTACTTCTTGTATTTTTACTCTTTGCTCAAATCCTGTTGATATCATATTACCTCGTTAACTTACCATTAAAGTAGCTTGAAGTTATTGGGAAATTAACTCCTGAAATTTGTTCACCGGAAACAATAGTATCTCTTAGCATATTTATATTAGGTGAACTGGAGTTAACATCAAAAATAACATACAAATCTTTGAGACCTATTACATCATTTGATTCTGGGTATGCTTGTATTTCTATAACTCCATTAGGAAGTTCTGTACTAAAAATATTGATTGTATTAATCAATATCTCACCAGTTTTATAATTAACTTGTCCTATTGATTTTTTAACAATTTCATATGTCTTTAAATCTTCCAAAGGTTTTACTATTGTTAATGAACCAATGTCACTGTTAGGTTCCGGAACATCAACAAAATAGCAAGTAGACGTTTCTCCAAGGATATTAAATCCCGTACTTTTTATATTATATTTACCAATTTCTCTGTGAAATTGATTACCAAAACAAAGTTCATATTGTGCAAATCTATTCAGCACACAATTTAAATTTCTTCTAATTTTTACTCGGGTAATATTAGAAGTTATAGAAGTGTCAACACCATCAATCAATTGTAAAACTTTACTATATCTAAATCTTCCACCAAATTTATTTAAGTTTACTGATTTTGAATATGATTCGAGAGTTGATATAATTTTAGTTTTAAGATCTGAAGTATTGCTAATTTTATTGGAATCATAGTAAATAGAAGATTCAATTTCAACAAACAGTGTTTTGAGATCAACTATCTTGTGATTAATTCCAATTGAAGCATATTTTTTCAGTTTATTTAATAAATCTTCTTTGGTAAAATCTGATAATTTATAAGAATTTTTTGGTTTAATGCTTATTAGAACATTTCCAAATTCTGGCGGGTCTAATTCCTCTCCACCTATTACAGATACAGATTCTGCATCAGGATAAATCATTTTTATAATAGACTCATAATCTCTTGATGTTACTGCCCTATATTGCGAAGAATATATTCTAGGTGCAAAATATTTGATAGAATCTATAGATTCTATATCACTACCACCAGTTGCCGATGAGTTGGTTGTAATGGAAATTGAACCAACTGGATTTTGTACAACATCTACTATATTTGTAATAACCCCTGAGAATGAAAATGAAGAAGGACCATTTCCTTCAGGACCATCTGTTACAATATAAGTAACTTCAATTATAGAATTATTTTTTAATTTTCTTCCTAAAATTCCATCACCAAATATTAATTCATATTTTTCATCTTCTATCTCTTGAATTAAATAAATTTCAGATTTTGAATTGATATCAATGATATTATCAATTAATTTGTACTCAAATCCATCTACTTTTACTTTTATTGTCGAAGTATCTATATTTTGATTGTCTAATATAAATTTTTGTTTTATTGAGTTATTTGTAACAAATTGCTTAGTAATAAAAACACCCTGATAAATGTTAATATTTTTAAAGGAAGCTACTGAAGTATTTTGATTGACATTTGTTAAAATATTTTCTGGTATCGAAAATACATATGAAGTATTGTCCGACGATCCAACACAAACTAATCCAGATTTTAGGATAAGTTGGGTTGGTAAAGATGAAGTTGATGAAAGTTGAACATCAAATGATATATTTGCTTTTGCACATGTTTTAGATCTCGGTATATATCCAACATTTCTTGCTAAAGAAACTACATTATTCCTGAAAGTCGCAGAATCCAGAAAGGATTCGTTGACAATCATGTTTGAATTAAATGCAGTTATGTACGTATTATACGCTAATACGTCAATTAATACTGAAAAATTAGATCCTTCAAAGTCAAAATCAGTAAACGTAGAGTTTGCTCTAAGGTATGATTTTATTAAAGTTTTTATTTGATCAAAATCTAGATCTGTAAATTTTGTAAAAGGCATTTTATCTTGTTGCCTCTAAAATGTAGGTGAAATTTTGTTTTGGAAACTCTTCGCCTATAATATCAAATTCAACGTTAATTTCAAAGGAATTTAAATCTGGTGATGGGTCTACATTAATTTTTACATTAGTAACTCTAGGTTCATAATTTTGAATTGCAAACTCTATTTGTGTTTTTAATAGAGAAGCCGATCCAAAATCAACAAAATCAAATAATGTAGTTCTAACTTCTGTCCCTACTGTTGTATTAAAAAATCTTTCACTTGGAAGAGTTTGTACAAGATTCCTAATCGATCTTTTAATAGCAGATTCATTAGTTAAAGAGAGAGCATCTTTAGTTACGGGATGCATATCAAATGATAAACTAATGTCCTTAAACTTTTTAGATACTCTCGTTATCGCCATTAAAGAAAAACTAGTATTTTTCTTTATTTATATGGTTATTTTTACCATGAATGACCATAAGTGGGTTCTGTTCCATACTCCCAATCATCATAATCATTATCATTGCGAATAGTTTTATGCATTTTTTCACTTAAATTGAATTTATTTTTTTCAACATCATCATGCATAATTTCTTGAATAACTTTTTTCTTTTCGGTAACAACTTCATAGTCCGTGATAAGTTTTGTGGTTCCCCACATCTGATGCATGTAGTTTTTATCCCTATCAACTGGTAAATTTGCCATTTTAGCTCCTGTTTTTGTTAAAAACAGAACTTTTTTTGGAAGGAGGTTGCTATCTCCCCTATGACTATTTAACGATAAAGGTATCTTAAGTTATAATTGTCGGAATTTAAGTATTTTAATATCTCAAGTGCGATTAATTTGGGATTTCCATCACCACAAGTGTATACATCTATTGCCAAACACCCATTTTCTGGCCAAGTATGACACGAGACATGACTTTCTGCGAGTGCAATCACAATTGTACACCCCTGAGGAATGAAACAATGCGAGAAAACGTTCAAAATAGTCATTTTTGCACGTTCAATACCACGTATCATAGCATTTTGAAGCGATTCTAGGTCATTAATCGCTTCAAAATCAACATCGTACACCTCTAAGAGCAGGTGATTACCCATCGAAAACTGTTCCAACGCACAAAAATCGCAAAAATCTATTTATTACGTATTTTTTGGACCATTTCATAGTCCTGTTCTAGAATTTTCTTCAAATATTCGTCTTCCCACAGATCATAATAGTTGGTTTTTGCTAAAATTGCTCTCATTTTTGTTAAAAATTGAGAATCTTGATACAAAATTAGATTATATTTTCCATTATTAGTTTGAACTCCATTAATAAAACTATCTTCATCACGAAAATCGTCAAAAAACTTATATTTTGGGTATAATTTGTTTAATTCTTCTATTTTTTGATAACCGTATTCGAGATCTAAATCATCTTCGACAATAAAAATAACGACACCAAACTCTTCTTCAAGAGGTTTAATGTCGTTTATTGAACAATTAACTATTTTATACGTATTTGCCTTTGCGAAGGGGCATACAGAATGCCCCTTTAGATCTGGATGAGATTTTTGAATAGTTTTTATCCAATTTTCCAGATCTTTCATATATCAACCTTTACCTTGACCTCTGTAAGGTTTACGAGCCTTGTTGCGAGACGTCGCAGAATACTTAGTGCCATCTCCATCACCCTGCCGAGTTTTCTTCGGAGGACCGGGAATATAAGACTCGCGCTTGTTCAGTCCGCCTTTTGCTTTTGCTGCCATAGTTATTCTCCTATAATTTCAGTTTCAAGTTCTTCTGGTTTTGGAGAACCTGTCTTGTAAAATTGAATTGACAGATCCTCCATAGTTTGAAAATATTCTTCCTCTGTAAGATTAGTATAAATTTTACGCCCCTTACAGAGAATATTATACCTTTCGTCAGATTTGTTAGACATCAAATAACTCTTGTTTTTTCGTGACCAACTCGGATACGTGGATCGCACCAAATTTCAAATCCTGCTTCTTTTGCATCCAAACAGAAACTGACATCTTCGCCGCACATATCCTGAACCTCCCCAGATTCAAAAATTTGCATCTTAGGGGCAAACCATGGATACTTCATTTCAGGGTGTTCAAATACACCATGCTTAATCAGCAACCAACCAAATCCAGTGTAATCTACTGTAAATGGTTTTCTGCGATTTTTCATGGTTTCTAGAGTTTCATGATTCATGACTCCTCCATTACCACGGAAATCTTCTTCGTCTAACCAGTGAGCAACTGAAGTGGTCATTCCATCTTCTGTACAATACCAACCGGCAGCAATATCTTTCTCCATTAAAACTAACTGAAGAAATGTTTGTGTGCTGAATACAATGTCAGAATCTATCCAAAGTTGGTAATCATACTGTAGCTTACCGTCCCATGGAAGCTGATCTGGACCTCTTAATACGTTTGCTCCAAGGCACTTGCAGCGAGCAAAATTTACCATGGAACTATAATCTTGGGAGATTTGAATACTTGCACCAATTTGGACAAGATCAAAACATAATTGAACAAAATTCTTTAAAAATGTGTAAGAAACTCCTCTTCCAGGAAGACAAAATACAATTGACTTTCCTCTAAGCATTTCTTTTGCTTTTTCATAATCAAACTCTGGTTCTTGCGAATTTGATGCTGTGGGAGTTTTTGCTTTTATAGTAAATCCTTTAGCCATAATAGAAAGATTTTTACATCAGTATCATACCTTATTATGTATGTGATTGTCAATTAGGTGAATTAGAATCCTCAACGGCGACTTTCTCCATCTCAAAAAACGTGCCGCTCAAATCTAAGGTTTTCCATATTTCATCAAATTCTTCTTTTGATAAATTTGAATGAATACATGTTCTATCTGCGCGAATGTCATAGATGTTGTAAGTATACTCATTCATCCGTAGTATTCTCCGCTAGAATCACTTCATTACCTTCAATATTAAATTTAATTTCAGTGTCCTCATACCAAGAAAATTCATTTATAATCCATTCTGGTATTGTAATGTAGTATTCGCCAGTGACTGGATCAATTTGCAAGGATTTTATTTCTTTATTTTTTTTCATTAAAATATTCTTAATTTTCTTTCAATTTTATATATTATTTTTATTTTTTTAGTCAACCTTTTGGGTAAATTTTACTGGGGGAATTTTTTTTACTTTAAGGTAATTATAAGTCTTGTTTGGGTAACACTTTATAGATTAGGGGATCCATTGGTTTTTAGCCCCACGGCCGCCGCCATCACGATACCGTTATACGATAATACTGCTGTTTGGCACGAACGAATGGGGGTGTGGTATCACGATACTGTTATGCCCGCATGTGCCAAATAAAAAAAAGGGAGGGCGTCGCCGCCCCCCTGCTGCTCTCACTTCACGTCGCCCAGGGCGCTGTTCGTGGTGCTCATGCGGGTGCCGCGTGAACCAGCGGCGCCGCCGTGGGTGCGAACGCGGGTGCTGCCGCCCTTGATCTGGTTCGCCCAACGGAGGGCGCGGGCACCGTGCGCCACGGGCAGGCGGGTGATGGTGAACTGGATGCCGTCGATGGTGGTGGTGGTCATCGGGTGCGGTGCGGTGTGCTCTGGAATTGTAGACGATGGAGGGGCAGGCGTCAACCTGCCCCGCAGGGGTCAGGCGGCGATCTGCTGCAGGTCGCCGTTGCGGCGGGCGTCGCTGATCAGGCGCCCCAGGGAGAGGCCCAGCAGGTCGGGCGAGGAGATCACCTCTGCCAGGTGAGCAGCGAAGGCGGGGGTGGCATCGAACCCGTAGGCACGGTCGGCGCTGCTCTGGAAGATGATCTCAACAGCGGTGCCGTCGATCTCAACGTTGGCGATGGCGCTGCTCTGCTCGGTGGTGAAGGAGCGGAAGATGGGGGCGGTAGCGGTGGTCATGAGGTGCGGTTGCGTGTGCTTGAGAATTGTACCATGGAAAGGGGGCGCCCTTGGGCACCCCCGTGGGGGTCAGAAGTTGTCTGCCACGTCCCAGCGAATCACCTGCAGGTCAGGGCTGAGGCGGGCGCAGGTCTCCCATGCCTGCTGGGCGGTGGGTGCCATGTAGGCCATGACCTCATGGCGCTGGCGGCGGGTGTTCCAACCGCTGAACAGGAACTTGTACTCCTGCTCCTCAGCGAACACGTCTTCCCAGTCCTGCTCGGTGGGGATGTACGCTTCGTCGATCTGGGCGTAGTCGGTGAAGGCGGTCATCGGGTGTGGTGCGGTTTGCTCTGGAATTCTACAGGATGGGAGGGCAGGGGTCAACCTGCCCCTGGAGGATCAGATGCCTGCCACGGCAGCAGCGATGCGGTCCCGCTTGCGGATCGCGGTGGGCACGATGAACCACAGGTCGCGCTTCCCATTATCGGAGCGGGTGGCATCCAGAACGCCTGCCTTCTCAAGGTCGACCATGAGGGCGTGGATGGTGCCCTTATGGCGGCGGGGGTCCATGCCCATGGCGCGAACCAGGTCGCTGCAGGTCATCGGGCCGTCGTTGATCAGGCGGGTGCGGATCGCGGTGCGGATGATGGAGGTCAGCATCTGAGCGGGGTGCGGTGTGCTTGAGAATTCTACAGCATGGGAGGGGGCACCCGTGGGCACCCCCGTGGGGGTCAGCGGAGGCGCTGCAGGTCGATCAGGCAATCCGCGAAGGAGTTGCTGCCGTTGATCTGCAGCGCCGCTGCTGCAACCGCTTCCTTGAGGGTCGCTGCCTGGATCGTGAGGATCTCAGACTCGATGCCCTCGGCACCGATCCAGGTGGCGTCAAAGCGGAAGGTGGTGGCGGTGGTCATGGCGCTCTGCCGTTGGTACCTGAGAATTCTACAGCATGGGGGGCAGGCGTCAACCTGCCCCGTGAGGATCAGAAGCGCACTGCCCAGTTCGGGTCGGTGAGGCAGTTGACCCAGGCGCACCAGGTGCCGTTGCTGCTCACGCAGAACAGGTCGTTACCCTTGCGCTGCTCAACCACCACCACGGGGTCGCCTGCCATCTGGTTTGCCAGGCGGTTTTTCGCCTTGCTGCTGATCGGGGTCAGGGTCACGGTCATGGTCATCGGATCGGTTGCGGTTGAGAGAATTCTATCAGGGCATGGGGCAGTCACCGAACATCTCCTCCCACAGGTCGATGATGCGTTCGGGTTGGCGTGGAGCAGGTGCCCACTCCAGGGGGCAGGCAACGCCCAGGCGGGTGATCGGGTGTTCGGTGTAGGTATTGTCGTCGCTGCAGTAGGAGAGGCTCACGTCCTGGTAGGGGGTGCCGATGCGGATGCCAGTCTTCATGGGAGGCGGTGCGGTGTGCTCTGGAATTGTAGACGATCAGCGGCGGGTGTCACCACACCATGCAGGGTCTGCCTGGCAGAGTGCTTCGGCGGTCTGCTCCTGGTAGACGTTGATCGTGGCGTTTGCACGGTGCAGCGTAACGGTGCCCAGCAGCACGGCAAAGGCGGCAAAGGCGGTGGGGAGGATGTGGCGCATGGTTGGGGGGGGTGTAGGTAGGGAGGGAAGGGGGGCGGTTGCCCCCCGCAGAGATCAGAACAGCAGGTTGGCGATGCTCTGGAGAACGTCGCCGTACTCACCCACGATGTTGCCAGCAGCGTCGCGAATGTAGGCATAGTCGCCGCTCTCATCGTGCATGGAGAAACAGAGGTCCATGGCACGGTCCAGGTCGGTCACGGTCTCTGCCTCACCGAGGGCAGGGCAGGCAACGTAGAAGGTGGTGGTCATGAGGTGCGGTGCGGTGTGCTTGAGAATTGTAGCGTATGGAGGGGGCACCCGTGGGTGCCCCGTGAGGATCAGGCGTCCATCGCCTCCTTCAGTGCCTGGTACGCTGCCAGGTAGTAGTCGGCGTCGGCGTCGTTGCCCTTGAGGCGCTCATCACATGCCAGGCAGAGCACAGCAGTGCGCAGGGTGCTCCAGCGTGCCTCAGGCAGGGTCACGGTCTTCAGGGTTTGGGGCATCCAGGTGGTGGTCATGAGTCCTGTGCGGTTTGCTCTGGAATTCTACAGCATGGGGGGCAGGCGTCAACCTGCCCCGTGAGGATCAGTCAGCGTAGAGGCGGCGGAAGTCCTCCACGAACTCACGTGCCTGGTCGCCGCTCATGTTGCACACCATCTCACGGGCGACGGTTTCCCAGGAGAATTCGTCTGCCAGGTCATAGATCGCGGAGCGTGCCTCAGAGGCGGTCAGGCGGGTGGCGGTGGTCATGAGGTGCGGTGCGGTGTGCTTGAGAACTGTAGCGTATGGGGTGGGGCACCCGTGGGTGCCCCGTGAGGATCAGGCGCAGATGACCTCTGCCATCTTGTGCAGCAGGGCGTCAACCCGCTCCTGGCAGCGTGCCTTGTAGGCAGGGTGAGCAAGGCGCAGGTCGATCAGGGCCTCCTGCAGGTGCGCTTCCAGGTAGCGGCGCTGAGCAGCGGCGCTGAGCAGATCAAAGGCGGGGGAGATGGCGATCATCGGATCGGTTGCGGTTGCTTGAGAACTATAGCGTATGGGAGGGGCACCCGTGGGTGCCCCGTGAGGATCAGTCTGCCAGGTTTAACCACAGGGCGTCGGCAACGGCGCTGCCAGCGCCCAGGATGTCGTCGCGAACGATCATGCGCAGTGCCTCTGCGCCATCGGGCAGGCGGTGGATGGTGCGGATCCAAGAGGCGCCCAGCAGGTTGCCGCGGCCTTCGGAGCACTGGGCGATCAGGGCAGCAAGGGCGCGAACGTCGGCGTGAGTCATCGGTCGGTTACGGTTGCTTGAGAACTGTAGCAGGTAAAGGGGGGGCGGTTGCCCCCCGTGAGGATCAGGCGAACCAGCGGCCTGCGTCGTCGATCCCACCTGCCCAGCGGCGCTGGGTGCTCTCACCTGCGGGGATCTTCTCCAGATCAACCCAGCGGCGGCGCTCAATACCCTGCGACATGGGAGGGAAGGAGATGGTGCGATCCTCCAGGCGGCAGGCAAGGGGGGTGGCAGCAGCATGGTAGCGGGCGCTGCCGCCCCAACCAATGTAGACAGTGCCGTGAGCAGAACCCTGGCAGATGTGGTGGGAGGTGGGGAGGGTCATGGTCGGGAAGCGGTGCGGGGTCCGTTTGCCCCGCTTGAGAGAATACTAGGCGATGGAGGGGGGCACCCGTGGCAGATACCGCACAAGTTTACAAACGTTCACACTTCGCGGGTGCTGCACCATCCGCTGATCGGGCATCGCGGGAGGCGGGCAGCACCGTGGCGATCGTAGGCATCCTGCTGCACGATCCCTGCCAGTTCGGCGGTGCCCACGTGCTGGGCAGATTGCTTGCCGCTGGCGTGAGTGATCACCCATACGGTCTGGCGGGTGTGGAGGTTGCTGGCGATGTTGAAACGCATTGGGGGCGGTGCTGGTGTGCTCTGGTGAAGGGGTGGAGGCAAAGGGGAAGGGCAGAGCCCCTCCGCTGTGCCACCTAGCGGGTTGGCACAGCCCGATCAGAAGTCGATGGCGTTGAGTGTAGGTTCTGCACCATACTCATCACATTCGTCAACACTATCCCCCAGAACAATAGAGTCAAGAATTTGGAGGATTTGGTCGCCGTTGTTGCCAGAGCGGAGGAGAGAAAGCGCAAGGTCGCGGGTCATCGTAGTTTTGAAATTAGGGTTACTGGGTGTCTTTAAGGGCGCACCCGTTCCCGTTGATCAGCGTTCCAGTTGTGCCAGCGAACTGGGGGCGATGTGAGAAGGCGAACCGCAGGAGCGATAGAACTCAACCATGCGATCTGCCTCCTCTTTAGTGTTGAACCACTGGGAGCGCCACTCACACTGATTATAGGGGGTTTGGTAGCGAACTTCGAAGCGCATGAGGTTTGGGTGGTGAACTTGTACAGTGTAGCACGTGGTGGGGGGCAGGAGCGCCCCCCGTGAGGATCAGAGACCGAATACGTCGGCGTTGATCTCTGCTCGGTTGATCTCAGGATCGTTCCACATCACACCATCAGGAGTTTGCTTGCTGCCACAGTCATAGAGCACTTCGATGAGATCCTCATAACAGCAAACGTCACCGTTTTTGATCGTGTTGTAGACACCCTCATCGTTGTTGATGTAGAGTGCAACATTCCAGGTCTTGTAGTTAGTCCAGTCGCCGTAAGCAACATCCAGCAGGTTGGTCTGGTGAGTGCGGGTTGCGGTTGCCATGGGGTTCGGTGTTGAACTTGTTCAGTGTAGCACGTGGTGGGGGGCAGGAGCGCCCCCCAGGGGGATCAGATGGCGCTGGTGCCCTTGCTCACCCAGAGTGCCAGGCGCATGGTGCTTGCCTTGCTCACCTGCTTCACGGTGCGCCCGTGTGCCAGGGCAGCAGTCTTCAGGCAGGTGCGCTTGGCGTCCTCATTGCCCACCAGGATCAGGCGAGCGTACTGGAGCAGTTGCTGTTGGGTTGCCATGGTCGGTTCGGGTGTTGAACGTGTTCAGTATAGCATGGGTTGGGGGCGCCCAGCGCCCCCAGGGGGATCAGTCTTCAGGTCCGAAGCAGCACTCCAGGGAGAATGCTTCCAGTTCCTGGTCGTCGTCCCAACCGTAGAGGTCCCAACCTGGGCCCTCCTCCTCATCACACACGGCGTTCCAGTCATCCTCAGTGGGCACGAACTGCTCGTCGATCTGAGCGTAGTCGGTGAAGGCGTAGGTCATGGGGTGGATCCCTCAAGAACAAACGTAGTATGGCATGGGGGTGGGGGGCGTTTCAACCCCCCGTGTGCCAGTTGATCAGGCGGCGATCACCTGCAGTTGCTCGCTGCGGATCGCGGTGTTGATGAAGCGCCCCACGGATTCGCCCTGTGCGATAGTGTCATTCACTTGTGCAACAAACTGTTCAACATCAGCAACACCGTAGGTATAGTCACGCCCACCGTTGAAGGTGATGGTCACTTGCCCACTGTTGCTGTTTTGATCAGTCTTTGCAGCAGTCATGTTCTCGATGGCGCTGGATTCGAATTTGGTAAACATAATTAAAAAAAAGTAAAGGGTTTGAGTGAAGTGTTTTGAGCGGGATGCTTCACCCCCGCTGATGTGATCAGTATGGCACGGGTTGGGGGTGGGGTCAACCCCCTGTGTGCCACCTTGCCAACTGGTCTACCGCTCAGTTTGTATACACTACGTCTGCGTAGTTGTTGTCTAGCATCGCTGCAGCGTAGAGTTTAGGATTGAGATGATAATAGCCGCTGTTCAGTTCAATCCAGAACGCAGGCATTTCATTCTCACGCCACCAGTAAAGTGCGTCTTTGAAACTATCGAATCCGCAGTTGAGTAGAGCGAACATCAACCCTCCAGCAGTTCGGGATAGTATTCCTTAACCTCCTCGGTCAATTCTTCATCCGAATACTTGTCATAACCCTCGCTCAGGTAGTCGTAGCAGAGCATGGTCATCGTCTTGAGGTCCATGTCATCCAGCATCTGCTGGATGAGTTGCTCCTGGAGTTCAGTGCGGTTCATTTCAGAAGTTGGGTGAAGTTGTCGACGATAATTTGGCAGGCAAGATCTTGAACCTCAGAGAGGTAATCTGCCTCACCGAACTGTGACTCTAGCAGGGAGATCAGATCCTCTTGGATTTGTTCACGAACTGAAATAATGTCAGTTTGGGTCATCAGTTTGCGTAGATGGACATGTTTTTACGCATACGAATGTAGTCATCAATCATCTCACCAACTTGTTCGTAAATGTAGGAAGAACCGCCTACATCACAGAGAACATCTTCAGTGAGAACTTTAGAGAAACGCACTTCATTATCGTTAGCATCGAACTCAAAAACATCCTCTCCAGTATATACAAACGCAGCACAACCTGCGTCCTCACCTTGTTGCTCAATCAGTTTGTCGATTGAGTTACGAAGTTCAGAAAGAGTGCGGTACATCAGTCGTTGGTGGGGTGATTGACAATTTGATCTTCAATTTGGTTGGCAAGATCTTCCAACCACTCACGATCTTCGTCGTCTTCATACTGTGCATTCTCACGAACAAATCGCATGAGAAACTCAATCTGTTCGTCAGTGAAATGATACTCTTTGAGTTCAGTCATCATACCTCATCCCGCATTTCAGAGATCTTGTCATAGAGTTGCTCAACGTCAACGTCAAGGTGCTCGCTCAACATGCACCAGTCGTGCATCTCCATGATCGCCAGGATGGCGTCGAGTTCTTCAAAGGTGAGGGTGGTAAGTGTCATGATCAGTAGTCGTAGTTGCTGTTAAGAAACTGGTTGAAGGATTGCTCCTCGTTGTCATCCTCCTCATAGAGATCTTCAATGTCATAGATCTCACCAGGAGCATCTTGAATCTCAAGCAGATAGGTGTCCATGGGTTTGGTGGTGAACTTGTTCAGTATAGGGGGTGTGTGGGGCGCTGGGCGCCCCGTGTGTGCCGCTTTACTGATTGGTCAGGGCACCCTGCTCGTTGAGCACACCCCAGGCAATGCCGCTGCTATACAAACCGATGTAGCGGTTGCCAACACTCAACCCAACGATTTCATCGCCTGGTTCACCGATAAAGTTGACACCAAGGTAGAAGAATTGGGTGATCATTTCAGGGGTTTGGAACTTCATGGTCTGGATCTTCTCCCAGAGGATAGTAGCAACAACGTAAATCACTGCTGCCACGGTGAGAACAACAGTCCGCACGTTGGCATAGAGTTTCTGATAATCAACCTGCGCAAGGAAGGCGATCAGGTCGTCGGTGGGGGGGAAGGATTTGGTGAGGTTCATGTCAAGAATGGGGCAGTTGGGGATGTGTAGAGGTGTCCCAACCACGAGATCAGTATGGCACGCCAGGGGCACCAGCACAACCCCCTGCAACATTCCTTAACATCAGCACCGCTTATCAGTCTCATCAGCAACTCTAATGTCCCAGGGGCTTGACACATCCTGTAATCTTGACTAGAATACCTTTGCTAGGGTTGATGACAATAATATAAAGCTTAATATTAATACTTTAAAGAGATGTGTTAACATACCCCGCAGGGGTATGAGTTATGTACACATAAGCACGTTAGATGGTGTGGGAAGGGGTGAGTGGGGTGAAGCACGATTCTTGCACTATAAGACGACTAGAGTAAGGTATAACAATTGCTTTTTATGCAAAGAAAAAAGGCAGGGACACCACTCCCTGCCTTCGTTACCCACTCACCTATGTTTTATGGTATATTACCTCTCTCGCGTGTATGGGTGACGATGATCTCAAATCACCCAATAGGAGCAGGGAGACTTGAACTCCCACGGGCGTTATGCCCAACAGATTTTAAGTCTGGTGTGTCTACCGATTCCACCATGCTCCCTTATGTGTATAGTATACGATATCTCGTGATGATTGTCAAGTGCTTGTCAATCTCGTAGAGATATGATATACTATGATATGCATGATCTCGTAGAGATGTGTATAAGATACGTGTGCATCTCGTACACATCTCGCACGCGATCTCGTAGTTACCAATGTTTGTCAAACACGAACCCGTCCACGAACTCGTAGTCATAACGAAGTCCCTGGTCCCAGGTTGCTTGCCAATCAACTACAACGAACGCAGGAATGTCCAGTGCATAGCAGTCAGTGGTAGTCTGCTCTGCAAAGTCTGCCTCCGATTGATAATGCCCCCGATAGGCATCTCCAAAGTACTCCAGATCACTTTCTTCCCAGATAGACAAGAATGCTTCTACAGCATCCTGACTATACAAACCACACAGGCGATCGTAGATTTCCTGATACTCCTCGGAGATTTCAGGTTCGGGGACCTTAGTCAGCAAACCCTTTGCATTCAACAGTTCTACGTAGAACATGGTGAACTTGAGTTTGCCGTCGATCTCATAACCACATGCCCGAACGATATCAGACATCTTGGCAGGCGGTTCTTGTGCCTGCATTTCAGTCACTTTAGAAACGAGAGCGGTGCCAGTCAGCATGGGGATGTCCCTCAGGTACGAATGTAATGTAGCAGGGTTTGAGGTGCTTGTAAAGCACCGAGGTGCCAGTTCAGAAGGCGTCACACATCATAGCAGATGTTGGCACGCTTCATCTCACCATACCATGCCATGTTAACGTCGTCCATGATGGACTTGAGAGACATGCAGAAATTAGCATGTTCTGCCTGGGAATTCATGAGTTCCGTGCGGTGCTCATGACGCTCAACGATCTTGGTGTTGTAGTAGTTCATGGGGGTGTTTCAGGAACGAATGTAATGTAGCAGGGTGCTGGGTAGAAGTCCAGCACCCTTGTGCCAGTTAGTTCACTGCCACACGCTCATAGTCCACATAGGCATGTGGAAACATTTCACTGTACTCATCCACAAGATCTTCTGCATGTTCCTTTGTTTTTGAAACGGACAGGAGTTTGCGACCACTAATTTCATCCCAGGAAAGCATGAAAACGTGATACATCGGAGAATTCCTCAGGAACGAATGTAATATAACCCCCCAGCACCAGAAGCGCAAGGGGGGTTGGTCCAGTCTCACACCTGGCACAATTGCACAAGGCGGTTGCGAATATCAAACAACTCCATCTCATCCATATCTGCAGAATCAAGATCTACAGGGGCAAATTCTTCAAGATTAATATTGCCATCAGAATAGATGGGAGCATAGTACAACTCATCGCCATCTTCCTGGGAGAGAGTGTATACACAACCGTGATCAGGGTAGGTGATGAAAATCATGGTGCCGTGGTGTTGAACGAAACCAACATAACGCCGATTTGGGGTGCTTTGGGGCAACATTAGACCAGTTCACAAAGCGGCACAAGACCTGCCCCAGGTGGCAGGGTGCTGTGGTATCTTATAAGGACAATCAGATGAGGGGAGGGGTATCCCTGTGGACGACAATACATCGCCACTTTCCCTGCCTTGAAATAATTATATAACGCTACTGTTATACCATTATAGCATATTATAATGATTGTGCCAGTATAAGAACTGGCACATGTATCAGAATGGATCTAGATCCTTTATGCTAGCATGGACTTCTTCATCACCCTCAAGATCTAGAAGATCTTTCCAGTTCATATCTTCTAGATCTAGATCATCATAACACTCAACGTATAGAGTGACACATACCTTGCGTTTTTGTGCGATCATGAGTATCTCGTGCAATGTGTGTGTATTGTATCATGCATAGTGGCGATATGCAAGATCTTGATAGTCTTGCCCATCTCGTGCATAATCGTCATCCTCGTGCAGATCTCGTGTATGATTCTCGTAGTACGAATCCTCGTCGAGACTGCAATCGTTGCCATAGAAATCGATCTCGTAATCGTCGTACATAGTAGTTTGATGAACGCTTGTGTATTGTACCATGATCTCGTAGAGAGTGCAAGCCCCATAACGCTCGCCCAGATCTCGTACCAGATAATGATACTGTTATATATGCATATAATGCTTGAAATGTTATGAAACGCACATATCTCGTAAGTGTTGTATGATGATATAATCTCGTGCAGATCTCGTAGTATTATGATGTCTTATGAGTCTCGTAGCGATCTCGTGCGGATCTCGTAACAGTTTTATGGGGGCGGCGGGGTAAAACTTGACAAACTGCGCGTGTTATGCTATGCTCGCCAACCTCACAAGACTCAGAAGGATTCAGAAGCATTCAGAAGGATTCAGAGGCATTTACAAGCATTCGGAGGCATTTACAAGCATTCAAACATATTTACA